GGTATTCGAACCGTCGCTGCGGCGGCTGACATGGCCCAACGGAGCGCAAGCCACGCTTTATTCCGCGCTCGATCCCGACAGCCTGCGCGGGCCGCAACATAGCCACGCATGGTGCGATGAACTGGCCAAGTGGGACTGTGCCAGCGACCGCGCCCGGCACGCCTGGGATAACCTGCGGCTGGGCTTACGGTTGGGCAACCGACCGCGCGTGCTGGTTACCACCACCCCGCGGGCCACGCCGCTGTTGCAGCACCTGCTGAACGATCGGAACACCGCCTTGGCGCGCGGCCGCACCGAAGATAACGCCGACCATCTGCCCGATCGCTTCATCCATGACATTCGTCGCCAATATGGCGGCTCGGCGCTGGGCCGGCAGGAACTGGACGGCGAACTGATCGCCGAAATGGACGGCGCCTTGTGGACCCGCGCCCTGCTGGAAGGTTGCCGTGAAGCCGCCGCCGCCAGCCCCCCGGCGCGGGTGGTGATTGGCGTTGATCCCCCGGCCTCCAACCAGGGCGATGCCTGTGGGATCGTGGTCTGCGCGCAAGGCGAAGACGGGATCGCACGGGTGCTGGCCGATGCCAGTGTTGAGCGCGCCAGCCCGGAACGCTGGGCGCGGGCCGTCGCCCATGCCGCGGCGGCATGGCACGCCGATCGGGTCGTTGCCGAAGCCAACCAGGGCGGGGCAATGGTCGAAAGCGTGCTGCGCGCCGCCGATGTTTCGCTGCCGATCCGGCTGGTGCACGCCCGCCACGGCAAAACTGCCCGCGCTGAACCGGTTGCGGCGCTCTACGAAGCCGGCCGCGTCCGCCATGTCGGACAGTTACCCCACCTTGAAGACCAGCTCTGCGGGCTGATCGCAGGCGGAACGTACCACGGCCCCGGCCGCTCCCCCGACCGCGCCGACGCGCTGGTCTGGGCCCTGAGCGAACTGATGCTTGCACCCCGGCGAATTCCACGGGTTCGCCACGCGTTTGACTGACACCACCAATTCGACTGACACCTCCAGCGAAAGGCATCCGATGTCGTTCCTTCACAGCCTTGCCGCCGCCTTCAAGGGCGGTGCGACGTCTCGTGCACCACTGGCGCGCAGCTTTGTTTCTCCGTGGTTCTATGGGGATGGCGGTGGCACCCACGCGCCGTTCGATTACCTGTCCGCGGCGCGGCGGGCCTATCTTGATAATCCCGTAGCGCAGCGGGCGGTGCGGCTGGTGGCCGATGGGATCGGCGGAGCCCCGCTGGTGGCCACCGAACCGACGCTGACCCGCCTAGTCAGCGCCACCAGCGCCGGGCAATCGTTGCTGGAAACACTGGCCAGCCAGTTGCTGCTGCATGGCAACGCCTATGTCCAGATCATCAAGGACGGCGCGGGGCTGCCGGTCGAATTGTTCGCGCTGCGGCCCGAACGGATCAGCGTGATCGCTGGCAGCGATGGCTGGCCCACCGCCTATGCCTACAAAGTGGGCGACACCCCGCTGACGATCCCGGTGCTGGATGCCGATGCCGCACCCAACCTGATCCATATCCGTTCGTTCCACCCGGCCGATGACCATTACGGCGCAGGCTGCCTGACCGCCGCCGATCAGGCCGTGGCCACGCACAACGCCGCCGCACACTGGAACCGCACGCTGCTCGAAAACGCGGCGCGGCCTTCGGGTGCACTGGTTTATGACCCGGGGGACGCCGGCACCCTGACGGCCGAGCAGTTCGAACGGCTGAAGGGGGAACTGCTTCAGGCCTATGCCGGGCACGGCAATGCCGGCCGGCCGATGTTGCTGGAAGGCGGGCTGAAATGGCAGGCGCTCAGCCTGACCCCGGCCGACATGGACTTTGCCGAACTGAAAGCCGCCGCCGCACGCGACATCGCCTTGGCATTTGGCGTGCCGCCGATGCTGCTGGGGCTGCCGGGCGACAGCACATATGCCAACTACCGCGAAGCCAACCGCGCGCTGTGGCGGCTGACGCTGCTGCCGCTGGCGGCCAAGCTGCTGGCGGCGTTGGGCGAAGGGCTGGAAACCTGGTTTCCGGGCGCACCGCTGGCGATCGATCTGGACCGGGTTCCGGCGCTGTCCGAAGACCGCGAACGGCTCTGGGCGCAAATCGGCAGTGCCGACTTCCTCGAACCGGCCGAAAAACGTGCGCTGCTCGGACTGCCTGCCCAACCGGCCGGAGTGGCGCGGTGAGCCGCGAAGACATGGTGGCGCGGTTGCTGGCCCAGGCCGATCACGCCGGGGGCGATCTCATCACATTGCGCGCGATCGTCGAAGAGGCCAGCGAACTGGGGGCGCAACGCGTGATGCTGCGACTGGGGCTGGACGACCCGCAAGCCCGATCCGACGTATCCGAACTGCGCGAACTGTTGCAGGCGTGGCGCGATGCCAAGGCCAGCGCGTGGAAGGCCGCGATCGCGTGGGTGGTGCGCGGGGTGCTGGCGCTGCTGCTGCTGGGAATCGCGTGGCGCACCGGCACCACCGGGCTGCTGAAATGAGCGGCCCGCTGCGCTTTGCCGGTTATGCGGCCTTGTTCAACCGCCGCGATGCCGGGCGCGACACCATCCGCCCCGGCGCCTTCGCGCAAACGCTGGCCGATCGCACCACCCCGCTGCCGCTCTATTGGCAGCACCGGCCTGATCTGCGGATCGGGTGGATCGCACAGGCCCACGAAGACGCACGCGGGCTGCGGGTGATCGCGGTGATCGACAACCCCGCCGGCCGGGCTGCGGCAGATCTCAACCGCGGCACGGTGACGGGCCTGTCATTCGGCTATCGCGCCCGTGAATTCACCCGCGACGCCGCCGGCCGCAACCTGACCGGGATTGACCTGTTCGAAATCAGCCTGGTCACCCATCCCATGCAGCACGGCGCGCGGGTTCACCTCGTCGCCTGAGCAAGCGCACCGGCCAGCGGCAATGATCGCCGCCGGTATTCCATCCGCCCATCCCGCACCCGCTCCTGTCGAGCTTGTCAAAGGATCTGGCCGTCCATTCGGGCGGCCTGTTTCGTGAAAGGTGAACACGCCAATGGCTACTGCCCCTATGGATACTGCCCCGATAGACAACCCTTCGTCGCTCGATGCACTTGATGCCTCGTTCGACATCGTTTCGCGCCAGGATGCTGCCGATGCGGCGCTGGGCGCGTTGCGCAGCGATGTCGAAGAAGTGAAATCCCGGCTGGAACGCGTGGGCCGCGCCGCAGCGCGCCCGGTGATCAGCAATGGTGCCGCCCCCAGCCCCGAACTCAAGGGCTTTGTCGATGGCTATCTGCGCAGCGGGCGCGAAAGCGAACTCAAATCGATCAGCGGCGTGGTTACCGCCGATGGCGGGTTTGCGGTGCCGCGTGAAATCGACGCGCTGATCGCCGCCCAGCTTAAGCTGATCAGCCCGATCCGTTCGATCGCGCAAGTGGTTCAAACCGGCACTGCGGGTTATCGCAAACTGGTGACCACCGGCAGTTCGGCATCGGGCTGGGTCAGCGAAGTAACCGCACGGCCCGATACCGCCACGTTGAAGTTCAACGAAATCGTTCCGCCGATGGGCGAACTTTACGCCAATCCATCGGCCAGTCAGGCGATGCTCGATGATGCGCAATTCGATCTCGAAGGCTGGCTGGCCAACGAAATCGCGATGGAATTTGCCCGCGCCGAAGGGGCCGCGTTCATCAACGGCACCGGCACCAACCAGCCCAAAGGCTTTCTGGCCGCACCGAACAGCAACGTGACCGATCCGACGCGCCCGTTCGGAACGCTGCAGTTCATCGCCAGCGGCAACGCCAGCGCGTTCGACACTGCGCCCGAACTGAAGTTGATCGACCTGGTTCATTCGCTCAAGGCCGGACATCGCCAAGGTGCAGTGTTCGTGATGAATTCGAAGACGCTGGCAACGGTGCGCAAATTCAAGGCTGCCGATGGGTCGTTCCTGTGGCAGCAGGGCGTGCTCGAAGGAACCCCGGCGCGGCTGCTGGGCTATCCGGTGATCGAGGCCGAAGACATGCCGGACATTGCCGCCAACGCCCTGCCGATCGCGTTCGGCAACTTCCGCAACGGCTATCTGATCGCCGAGCGCAAGGCCACCACAATCCTGCGCGATCCGTTCACCAACAAGCCGTTCGTAAACTTTTACGCGACCAAGCGGATCGGCGGGCAGGTGCTCGATAGCGACGCGATCAAGTTGCTCAAGATCTCGCTCTAACTGTTGGCGGCCGCGGGTCCCTCCCTGCTCGCGGCCCCGCGCCCGCGCCCGGGCGCCCCCGCGGCGCGGGCGCCCCCCCCGATTATGGAACCCTGCCAAATGGAGATCGCCATGAAACGGGCAATCGTCATCCCGGCCGCGGCCCAAGCCGCAGCCCTGTCACAGCTCAAGGACTGGCTCGGCCTGACCACCACCGCGGAGGACCCGGCGCTGGCCGCGCTGCTGCTAGCCGCGTTCGACCTCTGCGAAGACTTTACCGGCGTCATGCCGCTGCAACAGGGCTGCGAAGAAATCCTGCCGGTCACCAGCGAATGGAGCGTGCTGAACACCCGCCCCGTGCAGGCGATCACCGCGGTGCAGGGCCTGCCCGCCGAAGGCGCGCGCTTTACCCTGCCCGTGGCCGATTATGCGATCGACCTTGGCGCAGATGGCACTGGTCGGGTGCGGATCCGCAACCCGGGATCGGCCGGGCGGATCGCGGTGCGGTTCACCGCCGGACTGGCGAGCGATTGGTCCGGCCTGCCCGATGCGCTGCGGCACGGCGTCCTGCGCCTGGCCGCGCACCAGTATCGCACCCGCGAAGATGGTGCCGCCGCCCCGCTGCCTCCGGCGGCCATCGCCGCGATGTGGCGGCCATGGCGGCAACTGCGGCTGGCATGACCGACTTTGCCCCGATCGCCGCGCGCCTGATCGAACAGGCCCGCCAATTGGCCCGTGCCCATGCCCTTGCGCATGCCGCGGCACTGCGCGCGATGCCGGTTGGCCGCGCCGCGCGCTGGCGCCGGGCCAGCCTGCTCTGGCCGTTGTTTACGAAAGGATAGCACCGTGGAAATCCCCTTGCGCGCCGCATTGATTGCGTGGCTGGCGGCCGATCCCGCACTGGCCGGAACGCTGAATTCCGTAAGCGAGGAAACCCCTATGCGCGCGGCCCTGCCGTGGCTGGCGATCGCCGCCAGCGCCAGCACCGATTGGAGCGCCAAGGATCGCATCGGCCGCGAAGTGCGGATCGCGCTGGAACTGCACTGCCGCGGCGACCGGCCCGATAGCGCCGCCGCCCTGTGCACCGCGATCGAACAGCGCATGGCCATGCTGCCCGCCGCGCAAGCCGGGTTCCGTGTGGTGACCGCCACGGTGCTGCGGACCCGCGCCGAACAGCGTGACGGCAACCTTCGCGCGATCCTGATCGAATACCGCTTCCGCGTTCTGGCGGATTGAGCGGCTCTGAACACTGACCAGCCCTGAAAGGAGAATCCCATGCCAGCCCAGAAAGGCAGTGCTTTCCTGCTCAAGATTTCCGATGGCGGATCGCCCGCCACCTATCGCACCGTCGCCGGGCTGCGCACCACCAACATGTCGGTCAGCGGCGATATGGTGGTGACCACCTCCAAGGACAGCGGCGGCTGGCGCGAAATCCTCTCGGGCGCTGGCGTGCGGCAAGTTTCGGTCAGCGCCGCCGGGATCTTCCTTGGCAGTGCAGCCGAAGCCCAACTGCGTGCCAACGCGATGAACGGCGCGCTTGATTCTTACGAACTCAGCTTCGAGGACGGGGAAAGGCTACGCGGCCGGTTTCTGGTTCAGAAGCTCGACTATTCGGGCGATTTCAACGGCGAGCGCAACTATACCCTGAGCCTTGAAAGCTCCGGCCCGGTCGCCGCGGTATGAGCAACCCCTGGCGCGGGGAAGCCACCCTGCAAATCGATGGCACGGCCCATGTATTGCGTCCCAGCTTTACCGCCCTGGTCGCGGCCGAGGACGAACTCGGCCCGCTGTTCGCGCTGGTCGAACGGGCGGGGTCGGGGCAGCTCAAGCTGGGCGAAGTTGCCGCGCTGTTCTGGCACTGTCTGGCGGAAAGCACCGGGCTGACCCGCCAGCGCGTGGGCGAAGCCGTGCTGGCCGCGGGGCTGGCGGCCGCCAGCAAGCCGCTGCGCGCGGTGCTGGGCCAGATCCTGCAGGGTGATGGTGGCCCACCGGCATGACCACCAAAGCACCCCGGCAGTTCGGCCCCGGCGCCAATCGGCTGGCGGGACTGGCGGCGCGGCTGCTGGGCTGGCGACCCGCAGAATTCTGGCACGCCACCCCGGCCGAATTGGCTGCAGTGCTGGCCCCCGAAGTGGACGCGGCATCGCCGCTCGATCGCGCCGAACTCAACCGCCTGATGGAGCATGACAATGGTTGATACCGTGGACAGCCTGTTGATCGACGTCCGCGCCAATACCCAGGGGTTTGCCGCCGATGTTGCCGCAATGCGCAGCACGTTTGACGGTACGCTGGTTGGCGGCTTCGCCCGGGCCGGTGATGCACTGGAGCGCGGGTTGGTTGGCGCATTGCGCAAGGGCAGCCTGGGCTTCGAGGAATTGCGCAAAATTGCGTTCGGCGTGCTCGATGCGATTGCCGGGCAGGCTGCCACCGGCCTGCTGGGCGCATTAAGCCCGGGCGGCTCAAGCGGCACGGGCGGTAGCCTGCTGAACCTTGGCGGGCTGGTTGCCGGCCTGCTCGGCTTGCCCGGGCGAGCCACGGGCGGCGCAGTGGCCCCCGGGCGCGGCTATGTGGTGGGTGAACGCGGCCCGGAACTGTTCGTGCCTACCAGCGCCGGGCGGATCGAACCCAGCCTTGGCGGCCCCGCCCGCGATGTCAAAGTTGCGATCACGATCACCGCCCCGCCGGGCACCGGCGCAGCGCAGGCGCTGCAACGCTCAAGCCGGCAAGTGGCCAGCGCAGTGCGCCGCGCGCTCAGCGAATACTGAAGGGACCGATCATGGCTTTCTGGCTGGCGGCAACGCGCGAAGGGCAGGACAGCGACTGGATCCAGCGGTTCGATCCGCGCTTCTGGACCGTCAATTTTCCGCGTCCGATGATGGCCGCGTTGACCACGCCCGCACCCGATGCCTTGCGCGTTGATGCGGTGTTCTTGCGCCAGGGCGATCTGGCCGGGATCATCTGGGAAAGCGAGGATCGATACGATCATCCCCTGCTGGCCTATGCTACCGACCGCGATTATGCGCGCACCACGCTGTCGTTCCGCTGGCGATCGAGCGGGGTCTTGCCGCTCGATGCCGTCTATGGACCAACGCTGACCGTCGAAGGCCGCGATGCCGCCGGCGCGCCACGGACATGGTACGTGCGGTTGTGGAACTATGCCCGCGGGACCGGCAGTGATGCGGTTATCACGCTGGATTTCGGGGCGCTGGCCGGGGGCTTCCTGCTGCCCAGCGAAGCCGATCCGGTTCACCCCGGCGCGATCGACCGCCTGTTCATTTCGCTGGTCGCCCCGGGTTACGTCGGGGGCAGCGATGCGGCTTTGGCCAGCCCGGCCGAAGGATGGGTGGAACTGACCGAGATCCGCTGTTCTGGCCAGCGCCCACTGTTGCCGATCGGCGATGTGGTGGTGCCGCCGCACGGGGTGGCGATGGCCACCGCGTATGACGATTGCTGCAACCAGGCCCCGGAACGCGTGGTCCGCGCCGCCCGGCAACTCGGCTATCGCGGCAGCCTGCTGCACTATGTCGGGATGAGCCACTTCATGCGGCTGGCCGCCAGCGGTGGTGCATTTTTCGTCCCCGGCAGCGGCGATCCGCTGTGTCAGCCCGCAACGGCGTGGCACCGCGCATTCTTTGCCGCCGCACGGGCCGCCGGGTTTTCGCCGATTGCCTCGTTGTCTTATGAATTGCTGG